ATGATAGCCTTAAAGAATATTTCGCTCTCAGTAGTGGGTTTATGGTAGGTAACCCCGATGGTGAGAATATTTTGTGGGCTTATGATCGTTTGAACAAGCGTAAAGAGAAGAAGAAGCTATTGATTGTGATGTCTGATGGTTCACCAGCAGCATCTAAGTCATCAAGTGGCCTAGAACAGTTCACAGAGAAAGTAATCAAAGAGATAGAAGCATCGAAGTCTGTTGACATATACGGATTAGGTTTGTGTAGTGATGCAGTCACGTACTACTACAAAGCTAACAGTGTTGTCAGAGAACCAAATGAAATACCAAGTAAGTTGATTGAGTTAATAGAAAGGAAAATTCTTAAATGACAAGTCCCGTAAAACCACCATCACCGAAGGTGGAAGACCTTGTTAAGAAAGCTTTGAAAGAAGCTCTTGACAAACGTAAGCCACCTAAGACAGCAGAAACATCAACAGAAGATGTTTCACATGAAACAACTACCGAAGATAGAGAACTCATGGCAGCAGCACCTACAACAGGTCTTAAACACAATCAAGTCTACCTCTCTGAGGTTATCGGTCAGCCAGTTGACCACGATTTTGGAATCACAGTATTCCAAGAATCTGATTGGGATGAGCGTATAGCTGCATTTGTTCCTAGTATCAATTCAACCTATGTCATTGATCCAAAACTTGCGTCTGACATTCTTCAAGCATGGGAGTTAAATGAGAAAGTACTTTGCTTCGGTCCTACAGGGGCTGGTAAATCTAGTCTTATTGAGCAGTTGTGTGCTCGTACTTATCGTCCTTTTGTTCGGGTTAATTGCACTGGGGATATGGATTCCTCAATGATCTTTGGTCAGCTAACGGCTAAGGATGGTTCAACAATCTGGGTAGATGGTGCAGCAACAGAAGCAGTCAAGTATGGTGCTGTCTTTGCATGGGATGAGTGGGATGTAACTCCTCCAGAGATCTCAATGGGTCTACAGTGGCTCTTAGAGGACGATGGCAAGCTTTTCTTGAAGGAGATGCCAGGTAGTACTAAGGACAAGCAGATCATTCCTCACAAGGACTTTAGGCTTGTTGCTATCGGTAACACACAAGGTCAGGGTGATGACACAGGTGCTCATGCAGGTACTAACGTACAGAACTCAGCAACTCTTGACAGGTTTGGTACAGCAGTATTCGTTGACTATCTACCAGCAGCAGTGGAAGAGAAGATCATTACAACCAAGTTCCCAACAACAGTCACTGGTAAAGCAGCTAAGGAACTTGTTAAATTAGCAAATCTTATCCGTCAGGGATATAAATCAGGTCAATTCAGTTTGACTGTTTCACCACGTACCTTGTTTGGTATCTGTAGAAAAGTAAGTGTAGGTGCTACTCTCAAGTCAGCATTCACACTTGTATACCTCAACAAATTGAACGACACACAACGTAAAGTTGCTGGCGAGCTTTTTGCTAAGGTATATGGAACCTCTGAAAACTAAAACATAAAACCACATAGTCTTCCTGTAATGGGAAGGCTATCTATTTTGTGCTTTAAAGAAATAAATGATTGATAGAAAACTAATCCTAGCAAATGCTCCTAGTAACATGGGACAGCAGATCCATGTGAACCACACTGGATGCTCAGCTGGTGATGACACTAAGCGTAGGTTGTATATCAAGCGTACAGAGAAGGGATTGGTGGCTTATTGCCATCATTGCACTGAGTCTGGCTTTGCTTCAGACGGACTATCCCAAGACAGATTGTCTACCTGGGTGAACAAGAAAGCAACAACAACAACTACAGCAGCCACAAAGCCGCGTCTAGCGGCACTAAGTACCGAAGGTACGGTGTGGCTACGCAGCAACTTCTGCAACGCAGAAGACAGCAACTTCAACGGCATAGAAGGGGAAAGGCACAAAGTAGCCTTGACCCTCTACAACCCAGAGCAGCAGCCGATAGGCTGGCAGATACGCAATCTCAAAGCAGAACCAAAGTACATCACGTACTACACCAACAGCAACTCCAAAGGAGATGCAAGCTGGTTTCATACAGGAGGTAAAACATTGGTGCTTTGTGAAGATTACCTCAGTGCATACAGAGTACACAAGAATACAAAGCTCAGCTCTGTAGCGTTACTAAGAACATCTATCTCGGATAGAACACTAGCTCAAATCTATGAGCTTGAGTTCGACACAGTATGTATTTGGCTAGATCCAGATGAAGCAGGAATGGAGGGAACAACTAAAGCATTTAAGAAACTACAACACTTCTTACCAACGGAAACCAAACTAGCTATGTTTGGTATAGATAAAGAACCAAAAGAATGCACACCAGCAGAGCTTGTGAGCATACTAATTTAAAGGAAATAGATGGACTACGATGTTCTATACCTTTGCGCTAAGAGCAAAGAGAACCTCTCAAAGTACAGGCGGTACATCAAACCGCATGTAGTTATGAAAGAAACCAACACCATCCTTGACGGGATGGACAAGTACTACAAAACATTTCCCTCAGTTACAGAGTTTGCTTGGGACTCATTCACTGCATTCCTAATAGCAGATCAGAGTAAGCGTCTTACAGACGATTCCATTGTGAAGCTACGCATGATGCTTACTAAAGCAAGAGCGTTTGTTCCACACCATGCACACGAAGAAGTTGTCAAGACTCTCATTGAGCTAGACTACTTGGCTTTGATCATGGAGGAATGCGAGAAAGTCAAAGAAGGCTCTAGTGACTTGGAGCACGTACACATACTAGCAACCAACGCACTCAAAGATGTAGAAAGGTACATAGAAAAAGATGAGTTATTTGTATCTGCTGACTTGTCTGCTATTGCTGACAGGATCACTAGCTCTGGTTATGAATGGAGACTGGATGCGCTCAATCGTTCTCTTGGTCCTCTACGTATTGGGAATTTTGTTATTGTCGCTGCTCGTGTAGAAGTCGGTAAGACTACATTCCTAGCGAGTGAAGTGAGCTACCTTGCACAACAGTTACCAAAGGACAGACCAGTTGTATGGGTCAACAACGAAGAAGAATCATCAGTTGTATTCTTCAGGATTGTTCAAGCAGCACTAGGGATAGAAAGCAAAACAATCATTGCTGACTCCAAGAAAGCAATGGTTGACTATGCAGCATTGATGGGTGGTAACAAAGACAAGATACGTGTTACTAAGGACATGAACAACATGCGTGATCTAGAGACACTATTCAGAGAAATTAACCCAGGACTGATTATCTTTGACCAACTCGACAAGGTTGATGGCTTCAAGTCAGATGAACGTGAGGATCTTAAACTGGGCAAAATATACAAGTGGGCAAGAGAACTTGCAAGATCGTATGGTCCAGTTATTGCAGCATCACAGTTGTCTGCATCAGCAGTAGAAATGAAAGACCCACCATTCATAGGCTTGGATGCACTGCGTGGCTCCAAGACTGACAAGCCAGGTGAAGCAGATGTAGTGATAACAATTGGCAAGTACAAAGAACCACAGAGTCCCGAAGAAGAAATGATACGTACCATCAATGTTCCTAAGAACAAACTACCAGGAGGAGGAGTCAAACAAATCGAGTCAGATAGACACGGACAATTTCTAGTAACCATCGACCCCATCAGGGCTAGATACGAGTAACACCTTTAAGAAAGCTTTTGGAAAACCATGACCAAAACATTTATAGCAATTGACGTTGAGACAACGCTCAATGGCAATGATGACGTAGGACTAGCTCATCCTATGCACCCAGACAACAGAGCTATAGCCTTCGGACTATGTGGCAGCAAAGATGGTGACTACCCATTTAGTACATACGACCAAGATAAGTTTGAGTACTTACTACGAGTACAAAGACCAGATGCTTTTATCTGTGGACACAACTTATCTTTTGATTTGATGTATCTCTACAAGACTAGCACTGACCTACAGTATGAGCTACAAAGACGTAAGATTTGGGATACACAGTTAGCAGAGTACATCTTAAGTGCTCAGCAAACTAAGTTCTCAAGTCTTGATGAATTGTCAGTCAAGTATGGTTTACGTATCAAGGATGATGGGATCAAGAAATACTTTCAAGCAGGTCTTGGCTCTGACAAGATTCCACCTGAAGAACTAATCCCATACCTAGAGCAAGATGTACAGAACACTGTGCAGATTGCAATGGTGCAATACAAACGAGCGATAGAACAAGATCAGCTACCACTAATACTCTCTCAGATGGAAGCACTCCATGCAACAACAGAGATGCAGTTCAATGGCTTGCACATTGACAAAGCAAACCTTGATGAGTACACAGTAGAAGTAGTCAACATGTATGTTGAATGCAAACTTGACTTGGAAGAGTTGTCTATCAAACATGCAATCGAAGACATCAACAGTCCTAAGCAGTGGTCACAGTTTTTCTTTGGAGGTAAGAAGAAGATACGTGTGAAAGAAGAAGTAGGTCTATACAAGAATGGCAAGACGAAGTACAAGCTCATGGATAAAACCATAGATATAAAGCCATTCATCAGGTATACACCAGACCCAGACAAAGTGTCTGCTAAGACAGGACAGATCTCAGTAGATGACTCTGTATTGAATGACATGCTCAAGCATACGTTTGATCCAGAAGCCATCAAGATCGTTGAGAAACTACTGGAGTATCGTGAGCTATCAAAGCAGCTCTCAACCTATGTACAAGGGCTTAGCAAGCACGTTATAGGTGACTTCATACATGGTAAGTTGAATCACACAGCAACTGTCACAGGTCGCTTGTCATCAACCAATCCTAATTTACAAAACATTAGCAACAACCCTATCAAACAAATCTTTAATTCAAGGTTTAATGATGGTGTGATTGTCGAGGTTGACTTCAACCAACTAGAAGTTGTAGCTCTAGCTCATGTTACTAGAGACAAACAACTCATCAAGGACATCTCAGGTGGCATTGATATACACAGTGCTTTGTACGAAGGTATGTTTGGTAGACCACCAACAAAGGAGGAACGTAAACCATTCAAGGCAAGAACATTTCAATTAATCTATGGTGCTGGTGCTAAAGCCATTGCTAAACAAGCAGGATGCAGCTTTGAAGAAGCTAAGAAGTTTGTAGATGTGTTCTACACACGCTATCCAGACGTAGCAACATGGCACACAAAGTTTGCAGAAGAGGTAGAAAGCAAGTCTACCTACGAACTAGATGATGATGGGTTTCGAGAGAAAGTAAAGACGTTTGTTTTAAACACTGAGACAGGACGTAAGTTTTTGTTTAAGGAATATTTTAACGACAGTAGTTGGTCTACAAGAACCTACAATTTCAGTCCAACTGAATTGAAGAACTACCCAATTCAAGGTCTAGCAACTGGCGATATTGTCCCAATGATGTTGGGAGTTATCTTCAGATGTATAGAAGGCAGAGATACCGTGAAGATGGTTAACACTGTTCACGACTCTATTATGTTTGATGTCCAAGGTGATGCTGCGGATGGTTTTATAAGGGAGGTAACAGGAATACTCAAAGACACGCACAAGTACTTTGAGGAAAGATTTAAAGTGCCGTTGGCTCTGAAGCTCAATGCAGGAGCATCAATCGGTAAAAATTGGTTTGATATGAAAGAGTTATAAAATGACAATGATGACAGGCATCGTAGAGGCTATCTCTACAAAAGACGTAAATACTAAGTTTGGTAGCAAGCCTACTTATTCTCTTAAGGTTAATGGCACATGGGTTAAATGTGGCTTTAAGAATCCTAACGCAGGTGCGGGAGATGAAGTAGAGTTTGATGGCAACACAGGTACTTATGGTCTTGAAACCAAAGAAGTAAACGTTCTCCGTAAAGGAGCTGGAACACCAGCCCCAGCTGCTACTAGTAACACTGCAACCGCAGTGCCTAGAACAACAGGTAGCGGGTATGCAGCTAAAGTGTTTCCAATCCCTCCTCTACATGGAGATCGTGCAATTATTCGTCAGAACGCACTAGCTCGTGCTACTGATATGTACATTGCTGCTCGTGGTGGCAAGCCTTTTGAGTTAGAAGGAAGCAATCTTGACTTTGTTATCTCTCTTGCACGTAAGTTCGAAGCTTACACAGCAGGTGATTTAGACTTAGCAGAAGCTGAAGCAGAATCTGCCGTTGAGTGATCTTAGGGGGCGTAGCAATACGCTCCCATTTTTTTAGAAAGATATAAATGAGAGCACTAATTGACGGAGATATTGTTGTCTATCGTGGAGCAGCATCAGCTAATGAGGATGAACAGTGGATAGCTCAAGCAAGAGCTGACCAAATGATTCAAGACATTTTGGCTGACACAGGAGCTACGTCTTACAGCGTTTACCTAACAGGTGGTGGTAACTTCCGTAGGGAGATAGCACCCAGCTACAAGGCTAACAGACCAGACGAGCGACCAACACACTGGGAAGCAGTACGACAGTTCCTAGTAACACAGCACAAAGCAATCGTCTGTAACGGCTACGAAGCAGATGATGAGATGGGCATACAACAGGACAAAGAAGCTGGAACAACAGTCATCTGTAGCATAGACAAAGACTTACTACAGATCCCTGGGAAGCACTACAACTTTGTAAAGAAAGTCTTTCAGGAGGTAACTCCAGACCAAGGCTTAAAGTTTCTGTACATGCAGAGTCTTGTAGGAGATCGTAGTGACAACATCATTGGCGTAGCTGGCATTGGTCCAGTAAAGGCAGAGCGAGCACTAGACGAGCTATTGCCTGAAGAGTGGTACGACAAGTGCCGTGAACTCTATA